GAAGAAGCGACGGAACGATCCCGAATTTCGGATATACGCGGCCGATCAGTTCCATTCCGGTTTTCTTCTTCGTTTCCACGTCATAGGAACCGATAATGTCTTCGTATGTTACCAGGGACGGATCAAGCTGGGCGAAGGTTGCTTTCAGGTTTTTTTCTGCCGCCGCGGCGCCCGTGGCTACAATCGCAACCGTGACGGTTCCGTCCGTGTTAAAGGACGCGATATAGTCTTCATCAGGTTTATACACTGTTTCGGACTCTCCGATCGAAGCGATCGAAATTTTATCAAGCAAAATCCCCGTTTCGGGAATCTTCACTTTTCCGCCCTCGACGGCGTATTCCTTCGATAACTCCGCTTTCACGTGCTTTTCGGGATCCAGCACGTTAATCATAATCAGCGGCGCAACTCCGAACACATCAAAAGTCGCATACATGGACTGGCAAAGGGTATAATTTTTGAAGTCGGTACAATACCCCAGTCCGGCAATCGCGGCCGCTTTATTATGAAAAACAAACGGCTTGTTTACCGTGTCGTAAGGATCCGCGGCCAGGTTGACCGGCGCCGTTCCTATTACGCACTGTAAGCAACCGTCAGACGTAATCGGAACTGCTAATTGGGTGGGCCGGCGGCTCGTGCGGATTCCATGCTTATAATTAGACATACTCTTTTATTCTCCTTCCGTAATTTTTTTGACTTCCGCTTCTGAAAGTGCTTCGATCTTGTCGTAAGCGACCGCTTCGACCGTCCCTTCGGTGTCGATTGCGGTTTTAGCTTTCACAATATCAGAAAGCGGAACGATTAACTGTTTCACAATAGGCTTCTTCCCGGCCAGCTTTTCAAGCCTTTTGGGGATTCTGCCACTAAAAACGGCGCCGTATTTCACGACGCCGCGGATCGTAGGCCCTAAGTACATAACGGGCGATTCACTTTTAGTCATATTCTGTTTCCTCGATTTCTGGTTTTTCTAATGTCCATAATGTAGACATACCGCCGATAAACTTCGGATATGTGTCTTCTTCCTGGAATTTTTTTGTGAGTGGAAAGGCGATTCTGTACCGGCCATCAACAAGGCGTTTTTCCAGGAAGCGCTTTGAAAGACGGTTCAAAACGTTTGCAATATCAAAGTGGCCTTGTTTATTCGGGTTTTTATCATTTATGCCGACAAGGAAATAAATCGAACATATCAGATCATCGTCTTCCCCGTTGATCTGTTCTTCGTCCAGGCATACCAGGACATAGGGGAAATGTTCATCGTCATTTTTCCCTTTCTTCGCCGGTAAGTTCTGCGGATAGACATTGAATTTCATATATTCCCCGTCGTTATTGACCGAAGTATAATTTTTCAATTCTTCCTTCACTTCTTCGACAAGCGCCTTTTGAAGAAGAACGTCCGTCTGCAAGGTTCAATCACCCCTTCCGTAAAATATTATTGATTTCCGCGTCGATTCTCTTTTGAAGCGTTTCAGACGCTTCTTTGTTGATTTTAGACATAATGTCTTCATTCTTCACAATCTGCGGAACCGACGGGCCGTAAAGCTGTTTTATCGGAAGACTTTTTCCGTTTTTCCTGGTAAACACTCCGACGTGTCCCGATTTCATCACGGCGACAAAAGACTTCGGATCTCCGTCAAGCGGTTTTATTCCGCCGTCCTTTTTTACCCCGGCTTTATACACCCTGGGCGAACGTGATTTTCCGCGGTATCTTACCGGCGTTTTCGGTGATACTTTGTACTTTGACAGTTCTATTCCGCCGCCGGCGGAAATTGCCGCGGCTTTCAGGCTCCCTTTCGACGCTTTTGTGATTCTCACGGTTTTTTTTACATCAGAACTTGAAATATAGTATAGCTGGGAAGTTTCCTTCCCCATGTTCTTCTTCACGTTCTGAATCGCCCGATTGATCGCCCTGGATAATACAAGCGGCGTTTTGCTTTTAAAATTCCCCAGCCGCTTTTGTGCTTCTTCAACGCTTGTAACTTTGATTTCGGAATAAATCAACTTTCATTCCCCCTCAAAATAATAGTGTAGCCGCCGAAGTCTTCCAGAATGTTTCCGATCGGATATGATTCACCGTCAAAGTCCATGATCTGCCCGATAACTGGTTCGGAATCCAGATACTTTTTCAGGATAAAAAATAGTTTTGCGTCTTCAAATATCCCGTCAGAATCAGCATTTTTCCCCAGGTTCAGCGCTAAAAGCGTGTCGTTATCAACAACAACCGGTACTTCTTTCCAGTCTATGTTGTGTAACTCGGCGAACTCATTCATGTTAAAGAATGTACTGTCAAAATCCTTTTCTAACTGATCTTTGAATGAACGCATTTCAAACGCCCTCGCCTTCTCCGTCTTCCTGGCTTTCCCCGGCTTCCTGGCTGTCTTCTCTCTCTCCGATCTGTTCTTCCTGGTAGTTGATGATTTCTTCCTGAAGGATCTTGACGCTTTTTTCCTTCCATTCTCTCAGGTCATAGCCGATAGACGCGGCATAGGCGACCAGTTCTTTTTTTGTTCGGATCTTCCTGATTTCGTCTTCGCTCTTTACCGCGCCGGGATCCATTTCGTCGAAGCCTTCAAATTCTTCTTCGTCTTCATCGGTAACGACTTCCGGCACGTCTGCCAGTTCGACAAACTTCTTTTCTTTCAGGAACGCCAGATCAACCGAAGAAATATCGGCCGGAAGGATAGAACCCGGCCGATACTCTTTTCCATTTGTCATAACAGTAACTTTTACTTTATATGCCGTCATAAATTAAGCCCCCTTTCTCGCATAAATGACAACCCAGGAAGCCACGTCAAACGGGCGCGGAAGCGGCCGGGAAGTAAGCCGAAGTTTTTCCACTTCGTCGTTTTCGTCCGCCCATTTCTTCGGGACAAGTTTTCCTTCGTAACTCTGCCACTTTTTATCTTCCATCTGCGTAACAAGGCCATATTCGATCTGGCCTTCTCCCGTGGAATGTCCCATAAGAACGGTTCCTTCTGGGATCATCGCTTCTTCTTCGCCTTCATCATTCAGGAACCATTCATCATAACTATAAATATCAAGATCCAGTTCTGCGATTCTCCCGTAAAACGTCAGGGCCGGATCAATGACGCGCGGTTCGATCACAATGTTTTTATACTTCAACATATTCATAGCTTTTTCGATGAACGGATTCGTGGTAAAATCTTCTATAACATCAGAAGAAAAAACCATAATGTCGGGCGCTCTTCCGGTGTCCTTAATGATCCGTTTCCGAAGTTTCCGAAGAAGAATCATAGGATCCACCGTGGCAATCGTCCACTGTTCATCAGCCGCCAGGACGACAATATTATCAAAACCAAAGTCGATCTGAACGTCAACGCCTTCTTCTTCGTCCACGACGTCGATTTTTCCTTCAAAAAGAATCTGCCGGCACATCCACTCTTTTCTTCTGGCGATAGATTCTTCCAAGTCTGTCATATCCTTCGCCAAAAGTTCGTTTTCGCGTTCTTCCGGCGTCCTCTGCGAATAGATATTTTCTCCGATCGCGCGTTTGGTAATATCGTCGATTGTCAGCACTCTTTCCGGCGCGATCTTCGGCGTAGTGAACTGATTCGTCCTGAATCCCTGGCGCGTGATAACCTTTCCGCCTTTTCTGGGACTTACAAAAGGCGCCATGATTCTTTTCCCTTTGCGGACGTCAAATTCCACCTTTTCGGTTATGTGCGTCTGTTCGCCAGGGAAAAAGGTTTTCTGTAAAAAAGTTCTTACGGGCGGCGTCTGATCGATCGCTTCCATCATTTCACGTGTTGTTAAGTCAGGCATTTTAAAACCCCCTTTTTTATTCATATTTCTGGACCGCTGCGCGGTTAAAATTCCCCGTCTGATAGCACACGGCCGGGATATTGTCGCCGGCGGCGTCGGCTCCGGTGTCGGTATCGTCCGTAAGGATTCCGAAGATCTTCCCTTCAATATCTGCCGTCCCGGCAAGATAGCCGGCTTTTTCAGACTTGACAATCAGGGATCCGCGCTTCAAAACGCCCTGGCCGGCTTTCAACCCGATCCCCTCTTTCAGAATCGAGAAATCTTCGGAAGTAATTAAGGAATCCGGCGTAAACTCTCCGATCTGCTCAAACATTTTCATTCTCTTTTCCCCCTTCTTTTATCTTTTCCAAGAAACGAAGCGAAATTATTGACTTTTGCTTCGCTCTCCGCTTTTTTGTCTTCTTCTCCGCCGGATCCGGCGTTCGGCGTAGTCCCGACAGAAGAAGCGCCGGAATTTGTCAGATCATCGACTATATTATTTAACGTCTGCTGTCCAGCCTTGTTGTTTGCCTTCATCTGGGCCAGCGCAAGATCAGCGGCGGAAAGCGGTTCATCATACTTCGCCAGTGTCAGCACGTCGTCAGGAATCCCGGCCGCGATTTCGTCGATCGCTTTCAGGCGTTCCCGTTCCGCTTTCACCGCGTCCGCCACGATCTGATCGACAAATTCGGGATAAACGCTTTTTAAATGCGCGGCGTCAGTAATAACCGGCGTCGTGTTTTTGGTTGATTCTTCACCCATGTTTTCATTTCCTTTCTGAATTGTTTTATTTGAAAAAGTTACTTTGTCTTTCGGCGGCGTTATCGAAAGAGCCTGAACCTTTTTCCGAATGTTTTCGGGGACGTGAACTTCCAGATATTTTTTAAAACTACACGGAACCCCGTTCACCGTGAACCGGTTAGAAAAAATATTGTCCTGGAATCCGGTTTCTATCACTTCATCGCAAAAACCGGCGTCAACTGCTTCCTGGCCCACATACCACGATTCGGCGTCCATTAACTGATTGATTTCTTCTTCCGTCTTATCAAGGCGATCCATATACGCGGTTGCTATGCTTTTCTTTACATGATCCGTCACGTCTGCCAGTTTCAAAAGGTCTTCCGACGTATAGGAACCCCAAAGGGATATTGACGGATTGTGCGCCATAAGGATCGCATTTTTAGCGATTTTCCGCTTGTCGCAAGCCATTAAAATAATAGTTGCGGCACTGGCACAAATCCCGATAATCGTTCCGGTGATCGTTGCTTTATTAAGAATCAGCGCGTTATATATCGCATTTGCCGCGAAAACATCACCGCCGCCGGACTGAATCAGTACGTTTATATTCTTCTTTTCCCCTAATGCGTTCAATTCGGCGATAAAGTCGCGGTATGTAACACAATCTTCATTCCACCAACTTTCCTCACTGGATATTTCGCCGAAAAGCTGTAATTCTGCCGTTTCATCGTCTTTATTGATGAAATTCCAGAATTTATTGATCCTCTGATTCTTCGGCGCCGTCGGTGTCGCTGTCTGATTCAGGATCCTTGTCTTCTTCTTCATCGGGTTTTTCACTCTCCTTTTCCCTGTTTTCTTCCGCGCTCCCAGGCGGCGCGGCGGCCGAAACAAGTCCGGCTTCTTTCATTAACTGATTTTCCCTGGCAAGCTGGGCGACGTTCGCGTCAAAATCCGTCCCCGTCATTTCGATAGATTCGCGCTGGCGCGTTGATACTCCGATCGCGATTCTCTTTTCTGCCGCGGTTGCTTCCTTCACCGGATCCAGCATACCTGGCGCCGGCCCGTTCCACTGGGCGCGGCAATACGCTTTCTTAATCGCCGGATCTAAAAAGAATCCCGGCGCCTTAATTCTTCCGTTTGCGATCGCTTCCGTCAGAAATATTTCATAAAGCGGTTGACAGAAATCAGCGGCCAGCCATTTTCTTTTCATTCTGAAAGCCTTCCACGCTTCCAGAAGGGCGGCGCGTGACGCCGAATAACTGGAATTGAACGATTTTATCAGTAATTCGACCGGTATTTCCAGCGCGGCGCCGACATACTTTGCAAGCGCTGTTGTGAAGGCGTCAAAATTGCTTGAAGGCCGCTTTGAATCTGCAATATCAATCTTTTCCCCAGGCTTTAAGACATTAACCATTCCAGGGCCTAATTCATAGTTAAGATCATCATCGGAAACGCGGTCTTCGTCGTCCAGAACCCCGGTAAACCCCATTTCGCCGGTGTTTCCTTCGGAAGTAATGAAGACAGTAAAAAAACCGTTGATAACGGCCGCCATCATTTCGGCTTCACCGTATCTTGTAAGCTGTTTTAATGATTCAATCACCGGCGCCAGATACGGAACCCCTCTGTATTGTTCCGCGCGTTCCGCTTCAAAAATCATTAAAACGTTCGGCGTTCCCGTCTTATCCCCGAAGGCTTTCACCCTCTGCCACTTTTTCGCCGCCCGAAGCTGGCTGTTCGGATATGTAGAACAAATATGATACGCGACCACGCGCCCAGCGTCCGTCACTTCAACGCCGTTAAATATCCGGTTCCCCGTCGTGCTTTCCGTCGCGTACAGATTGACCGCCGTTCCGCTTGTGTGCGGCGTTGATACACGGTCAGCTTCTATCAGGGGGACGCGCAAGCCATAAGGGAACGCCGGCGTCGGCCGTTCATACTCCACAAGGGCGCAAGCGTCGCCGTTCATCAGCCAGGACAGACACGCGACTTGCTGGATCTCATAAAAATTATTAACCCGTGTTGAATCACAAAATTTTGAATCCGCCCATAACTCAAATTCGCGTTCCGTGTTGCGTTGCCACTCTGCCGCCGCTTCCGGTGTCATTCTCAGGAAGGCCGCGTCGATTGTGCTTTTCAGCCGCAACCCTTCACCGACAATATTTGTTCGATTCGTCTTTATTGCCGATACTGCAAGCGGCGCCGACATATAAAGGCTTCTGG